CGCTATTGACTTGAACGATCCAGAAACAACGGTTTCATTCAATTCGTTGGTCGAATTTCCAGCGCACGAAAAGAACTTCGAAATGTTCGGAAAGAAGGTCAAGTACGAATTCAACGAAGAACAACAAGTCATCACTGGGATTGCGATTTCAGCGGACACACCGATATATAGGTACGACGAAGAATCGAAAGAAGAATACTACGTTGTTTTTAAGAAGGACGCCATTCGAAATATCGTGTTCGATTACGCACGTCGGAACAATTTCAACAACGTGAATCTTGACCACAATCCACACAAGGTCGTTGACGGGGTGTTCATGATTATGAGTTACCAGATTGACAACGAACGTGGATTCACAGCACCTGAACGATTCAAGGACGCGAACGACGGTTCATGGATTGTTAGTTACAAAGTTACTGACAAGGCGTTGTTTGAAAAAGCGAAGAACGGTGAATTCAACGGATTCTCGATTGAAGGTGTTTTCATGTTGCTTGAAACTGACAAGACCAAGGAATCCGAATTCGAAGCAATCTTGAAAGAAGTTCAATTGTGGCGACGCAACATCGAACGAATCCGAATGTTCAACGACTATCCTGAAGCGGTTTCAAACAACGCAAAACGTGGAATTGAATTGAATCAAAAGCATGGGAACAAATGTGCGACGCGTGTTGGTCGTTTACGCGCAACCACGTTGGCAAATCGTGACACCGTATCGGTTGCCATAATAAAAAGAATGTATTCGTACTTGTCACGCGCTGAAGCTTACTACAATGAAAGCGACACGTCGGCTTGTGGAACAATTTCATTCTTGTTGTGGGGTGGCAAAGCTGGACTTCGCTGGTCGGAATCCAAGCTGAAGGAACTTGGTGAAATCTAAATTTTCGAACAAGAAAACATAATATAAAAAACACTACATGAACGCATACGAAAAAGTAATGAACGAACTTGGTAAAATCAAGTCAATGTTCGAAACGGCAACCGAACAAACGTTCGAAACCGCAACTTTATTAGACGGTGAAACAACCATTGAATTTGATTCGCTTGAAGCTGGTCAACAAGTTTTCATCGTAACTGACGAAGGTCGAATTCCAGCACCTGAAGGAACACACGCACTTGGTGGTGATTTCACTGGTGTAACAATCACCGTGGACGCTGACGGATTTATTTCCGAAGTTACCGACGAACGTGGAACTGAAGAAGTAACAACCGAAGAAACCAGCGCTGAATTTGAAGCGGTGTCCGCTGACATTCTACCAGCTGTACTTGAAGGGGTAACGGAAATAATCGCGTCCGAACTTGGTCTTGAAATGGGACAAGCTTACGACCTTGCAAGCGCCGTTATAACCAAGATAAACGAAATGACTTCAAGCGAAGAAACTGAAGCGGTCGAAGAATCAATGTCCGCTGAAGCAATTGAAGGAATAATCAATGGAAAACTTTCAACCTTGACAACTACTTTCGAAGCGGTTGTTGAAAGCTTGAAAAGTATTTCCGATGACAACGCGTCACTTCGAAGTGAAATCGCGTCTTTGAAAGCTGACTTCGAAAGCTTCAAGGCGATGCCGTCGAACGAAACAAAAGAAAACGAGAAATTTTCTCGGGCTGGCAACCTGACCGCCAAACAACAATTTTTGAAACAATATAAAAACCTATAAAAAATGTCTATTAAAAAGTACGTAAAATCAAACTTCGACTACAATGTCGCTGGTCTACAACCATACGTTGACGAACAACGTGAAGACCTTATTCATCGTTCCGTAACTGAAGCACAAACCCTTCAGTATATCGCGATTCAACAAGGAATCAAAGGAAGCGAAGAATTAAAATTGCTTAACGATTCAATCGTTTATCAAACTGGTGATTGTTCAATGTCACCTTCAGGTGATACCGTGTTCACGGATCGTGCGATTGCGGTTGAAACAATCGGTTACTTAAAAAGATTTTGTCAAAAAGACCTTGCTGGATTCTGGACGCAACTTGCGCTTCGTCCGGGTGCAATGGCTGAAGACAAGACGTTGCCATTTGAGCAAATCTTAATCAACTACTTATTAGAATTACACGCGTTCGAATTAGAAAAATTAATCTGGCAAGGTAACAAAGCTTCAGGTTCAGGTAACTTAGCGTTCATGAATGGATTCAATCAATTCTTAACCGTTGCGAATGGTTGTGTTGACTTGAACACTTCAGGTGCAACGTCAATCGATGCAACCAACGCGTTCGATATTTTCTACGAAGCGTTTACAAACACACCGTCGAACATCGCTGAAGGTGCTGACTTCATTTGTTTTACTGGTCGCGAGAATTTCAACTTCTTATTAAAGAACTTGGTTGACTTGAACTTGTACAACTACAATCCAACACAAATCGCGACTTTGAGCGAATTGCTTTTACCGGGTACAAACATGAGAGTGGTTAAAGTAAACGGATTGAACGGAACGACAAAGATTTACACTGGTCGCGCTTCACATTTCTTCTTCGGAACTGACCTTTCAAGTGACTTCGAATCATACGATTTATGGTATTCTTTCGATGACGATGTGATTTATTTACGTTCTAAATTCCGCGCTGGTGTTCAAGTACCTTTCTTGAATCAAGTCGGAACATTCGAAGGATTGTAATAACAACAAAATTAACGGCGCATTTCGGTGCGCCATTTGTTAAACTTAAAAAAATAAAAAATTATGTCTTGTAATATGACAACCGGGTACAACGATAGAACGTGTACCAACGGGAAAGGCGGAATCAAATCGGTGTTGTTGTTCCCTTTGGGCGCAACGGCTGGCGCGGTTGTTTCTGGTGCTAACGAATTAACAGCGTTGACGGTAACTGGTGAAACTTTTCTTTACAAATTGAAGTCAAATTTATCAAGTTACACCGCACCAGTTCGCGTTGACAAAAACAACGGAACTTTGTGGTATGAACATGAACTTTCAATGATCCTTGCAAGTGATTCAAAAGAACTTCGCGCGGAAATTCATATGCTTGCACAAAACGAATGTGTTTGCTTGGTTGAAAACGCTGACGGAACAATCGTGGCGCTTGGTCTTGGTGAAGGTCTTCAGGTTGCCGACGCGAATGAATATAGTTCAGGCGTGTTGAAAAGCGACCGAAAAGGTCACGTGATTGTAATGCGTGGAATGGAAAACGACGAAGTTCCTGACGTGAATTCAACGCTTTACGCTACATTGTTAGGTCAACAATCACCTTCAATTTAATTTTAACTACCACAATTTTAAGGGGATGGGCGTTGTCCCGTCCCTTTTTTTGTTTAATTTAGTCGCATGGAAATAAAAAAAGAATTTATCGGGTGCAAATGTTGGTCGCCAACGCTTGCACGATACGTCAAAATTGAAGCTGACAAAGGTGAAATGTATTTGTCGCTTGGAATTTTAGACATTTATGAATTTGAAAAACCGAACCTTGTAAAAAAAGAGAATGTTAAAAATACAAAGAAACGGAACAACACCGCTGGTGGTGACGGTGACGGAACTGACAACAATTCCGAATCCGAATTACTTATTTGAATTCATCCACGAACAATCGTTCAATACGCAAACGTGTGTCTTGAACAACATTTCACAAGGAATTCCACGATACGATGAATTCGTGTTGATTGACGGCGTGGATGTTACTTTCATTTACGACGGATTCTACATTTACAACATTTACCAACAATCTTCACCAGCGAATCTTGATCCAGCGCAATCACAAGGACTGGTTGAAACGGGACGCGCTCACGTGATTGAAGCGGATTCACCGTCTTACGAATACGATTCACCGATTTATTTCAATATATATGAATAACAAAATTACTTCTTTGTCATTTCGCAAAGAATTCATCAAACCTGAAGAAGAAAAAGACCGTTCCCTCGGATTTACGAAATGGGGTAAAAAGAACGACTATCCGTTTTTCTTGGTTGACCTTTACAATGGTTCAGCTTATCACCAAGGAATCCTGAAAAATAAAACTTTTTACATTGCTGGCGGTGGTGTTGAAATCGTTTCTGGAATGGTTCAACCTTTCATTGACAACAAATGGTCGGATTTCGACATGAATGAAATCGCTGAACGACTGGCGTTCGACCAAGAATTGTTCGGCGGAATGGCGGTCAAAGGAACTTGGAACAAGGAACAAACGAAGGTTGTCATGTGGGAACACATTCCGATTGACATGATTCGCGCGTCGGTTGATGAAAGAACCTATTTTATTTCCGATGACTGGTTGGCATTGAATCAATCACCTGAAAAAACAAACCTTCGAATTTTACCAGCTTACGATAAGGACAATCGAACTGGTTCATTTATTCTTTACTACAAAGAACCGCACCTTCGCGGTCGAAAAGAATTAGGTGTTTATCCGAAGCCGTCTTATTATGGCGGAATCACCGCGATTCAAACCGACGTGGACATTTCGAAATTTCATATGTACGAATTGCAAAACGGATTCAAATCCGGGACGCTTATCAACTTTCCTTCAGGTTATCCAGAAACAACCGAAGAATTGAATCGATTGAAGGACAATGTCAAAGGTCGGTCACAATCGGTCGAAGACGCTGGTGAAATCATTTTGACATTCTCAAACGGACAAGATGAAGCGCCGACGGTCATGTCGTTGAATGGAAATAACCTTGACCAAAGATATTTAGCTACTGAAAAAAGCGTTCAACAAAACATCCTTGTGGCGCACGCAATCACTTCGCCACAATTGTTCGGTGTACGTCTTGAAGGTTCATTCAATTCAGCTGAAAGCGGTGATTTATTCAACATTTTCAAAGCGACTTACGTCAACACAAAGCAAAGACGAATCGAATGGATGCTGAATTTAATGCTTGAACTTGGTGGCTATATTGGTCAAGTCAAACTTCGTGACGTTGATCCATTGCCGAAGGACGTTCCGACACCAGCAATCACAACACCGACACCGATTGTTCAATCATGCCACAACAATCAATTCAAGGACGACGAAATAAAGATGTTCGAACAATTCGGTGAATCAAATGACAAGTTCATCGTGATTCATTCCGAACCGATTGAATGGGACACACCAAGCGAACAAGTTTTTTCACGAAGTAAACAACTTTTCGACAAGGTTGGCGAAATTTCAGCGACGTTGACTGGCGCTGACAAGGACGTTTTGAAGCTACTTTCCGACGGTGAATCAAGCGAATCAATCGCGAAGGCATTGAATACTTCAGTCGCCGAAATTGCGCAAAGAATCCAGACGCTTCGTGAACTTGAAATACTTACCAAGGGGGGTGAAGTAAACACGCTGGGAAAGTCCGTAATTGAAAACCTTGACATTCCGATTTCAAGGTTCGAAGTTCGGTACACTTACCGAACACGTCCGAACGTTCCGAATCCGATTACGCAATCACGCGCGTTTTGCGTGAAGCTGATTGAATTGAACCGAAGTTATTCCCGTCAAGATATTGACAACATTTCCGTTCGTGTTGACCGCGATGTGTGGCGTTACCGTGGTGGTTGGTATACAAATCCAGACACGGGTGCGACGACACCGTTTTGCCGTCACGAATGGATTCAACAACTTGTAATTGCACAATAAATATGAACTATCTACTTTCCGTCGAGAATCTTAAAAAACTTGGATTGATTCACCAAAACACCGACACGAAAATTCTCGCGGTTGCGATTCGTCGAAGTCAAGACATCCACGTTCAACCAGCTTTGGGAACACCGCTTTACAAAGCGTTATTGTTGCGAGTTCAAAACAATACATGGTCACCGACTTACCTGACGTTGATGAACGATTACGTCGTGCCATGTTTGGTCGCTTACGTTGACTACCGTTGCGCGTTACTATTAAACGAAAAGCTGACGAACAAATCGGTCGGACGTGTGAACGACGAAAACATTTCAGCAAACAACACACCAGATACTTACGTTTTGCGTGACCAACTTTTGAAGGACGCACAATTCTACAAAGAACGTTTAATCGGTTTCTTAATGGACGACAACGGCGACAACTATCCTGAATATATTGATTGTTGTGGATCGCCTTCGATGTGTCATGAAAAAGTAACGAAGGACAACACTGGATATTCACCGCTTAACTGGATAGTATGACCAAAAGGTTCACACCAAGCAAAAAAGACATTGAAAAACTGAACAAATACCTGAAGAATGGAAAGAACGTTAAACCAGTTAATGAAGGAATTCGAAATAATAGCAACGGAACACCGTCAAATCAACAGCTTCTTTCAAGGCGACTATCTTGATGCGGTGTCACGCGACGCGATTGATTATCCATTAATGGTTGTCACCTTACAACCGGGACAAATTAACGACTTCGGTGTTCAGGTCAACGCAATCATTTCGATTGCTGACAAATACAACATTCAAGAATATCGACAAATCAACGAAATTCATTCCGATTGTTTGTCCATTTGCAAAGATATTCATGTCATTTTGAAACAATGGCGGTTCGAAGATTTCCTTGACGTGACTGGAACAATGGCGACGCAACCATTCATCAACCGTTCACACGACGTCACGGCTGGCTGGACAATGAACATCGCGATGAACGTTTACGACAACGAAGATTGGTGTCAAATACCTATGGACAATTATTCTTTCGGCAATGATTAATCAAGACCACATTCGATTCTTGGCGATTGCTTACTATGTTGCAAGCTTCACGACCGCTTTGTCGTTGTGGTATAGTGATTCATTTCACATGATTATGTTCGGCTGGACAATTTTTCTTTTTAATTTATATCAAATCTTTAGTGAATTACATGACAATCAAATGAACAATGAAAACTAACTTGACTTTACTTGGCGTTTCTTTTTTATCAATTCTCGCACCAGTGAAAGGAATGGTTGCAATAACTATTTTTTTTATCTGGCTTGACCTTGCGGTCGGTGTTTGGCGAAGTAAAAAATTGAAATATCCATTGCGGTCAACTGGATTCAAAAGAACCGTGTCGAAAACTTTGCTTTACGCTGGCGCGATTGTGTCCGTTTTTTTCCTTGAAATGTATGTTCTTGCCGACTTGATTGGCTTGTTTATTTCGGTTGACCTTGTGTTGACCAAAGCGTTCACATTTTTTTGCGTGTTCATTGAATTGAAATCAATCAATGAATCTTATTTCGATGTCACAAAGAAGGACGTATTGAAATCATTCAAAGAATTCTTAACAGCAAAAAAACAAGAATGGGAAGAATTGAAATAAGTGACTTGAATTTAATTCAGGAAAGATTGTCAACCGGACAATTCATCGCTGAAGAACATCCAAAAACACAAGTTTATTTGCATCACACCGCTGGCGGTGGTGACGCGCGAAGCGTTTCAAAGTTTTGGAATTCGAATTCTTCAAAGATTGCGACCGCTTTCGTGGTTGGTGAACGTGGCGAAATCGTTCAATGCTTTTCTTCGAAACATTGGGCGTGGCATCTTGGTGTCGGTGCGGAAATCTTCAAGGCGAACAAGATTCCATTTCGTGACCTGAACAAGACATCAATCGGAATCGAATTGACAAACTGGGGTATGTTGAAACAAGTCAACGGAAAATTTTACAACTACGTGAATCGCGTTGTTCCTTCATCAATGGTCACGGAACTGGAACGACCATTCAAAGGTCACAAGTTTTGGTTGAAATATACCGACGAACAAATCGAATCCACACGAAAGCTTTTAATTTACCTTTGCGAAACATACGACATTCCGCTTGATTACAACGAATCGATTTGGGACATTGATTTGTTTGCGCTGAAGAATGAAAAAGGAATCTTCACACACAATTCGGTTCGTCGTGACAAGTCCGACGTGTATCCGTGTCCACGTTTAATCGAAATGCTGAAGAACTTATGAAAATAATTTACGCCATTTTAATCACGTTAGCCGTCGTTTCGTGTTCGTCGGAAAGGAAAGCACAATACCACGTCAAAAAAGCGCTCAAACATGGCGCAAAATTGACACAAGACACCG